GAAGTGCAGGCAACAAAGTTGCCAAAGCCGCTGAAGATTCGTAAGCTTAGGTAGGGCCAAGGTCGTGGGCACCAAGTACGTCACGATCAAAAGATGGCGGACAGGGCGGGATTCGAACCCGCATCGCCAGTAACAATATCAGGCACTTACAGCCGTAAGTGGCTATTGTCCATCTATTCTTGCATTTGACATAAAAAGCCCCGCGCCCTCTAGGAGGTGCGCGGGGAAGGCCCCTACGGCAAACCTATACTGCTATTCCAGCAGACCACCCAGATGCTTTGTATGTGATGAGCTTCTCCTCGTCCTCCACATACGCCATCCAGCCGATGCGCGGGCTACCAAACACCCATGCAGACCCCGACCAAACAGCCACCTTAGCCGCCTGGCCCGACCACGCTCCAGTGGGTGAGGCACCAACAAGGTACGTGTCTCCTGCTGCAGGGGAGCCGGGTGGTGCGGACAGGTCTCTGTCCTTAACGCTGAGGTGCGTCCCAAACCTGCCTAACCACAGAAGGTTGGAGTCCATGCCCGTGTGCCAGGAGTTCTCCCCGAGTGTCCAACCGTACAGAATGCCACTTCTTGGTTCAGTCTGTGCTGCCATCATGCGCCTCCATATGAATTGCCGTAAGTCGTGCCATACCCAGCACGGAAGAAACTAATGTCATGAATCTGGTAGCTGGTCAGAGTGTCTCGAACAGACCAGAGCTCTACCCGAAGCTCTCCGTAATTAGCCCCAAGTTCGGCAAGTGTGAACGTAGCCGTTAAGCCTGTTACGCCTGTCTTGGTGTTCAACGTCGTACCGCCTTTTGTCCTCACTCTCACAGTGTAGGTAGTACCGGCTTCAGGGCCTATGCTTGTTGCCTCTGTACCAACTAAGGACACGGTCTGCTGGAGGCGGTCTCTATGCGCCCATGAAACAGTAAGGTCTGCATCGCCAGGAATACTGTTGGGGTATGCAAGTGTGTTGAGCCTCACTCTCTGGGGAGGGTAGGGCCTCGCCTGCCTGCCGGTAAATGACCTGGAGGCCGTAATTGCAGAGGAGACAGGAAGAGTGCCGAGCCCAGTAGTTGGCGTGAGCCTAAGCCACGCCGTTTCGTTGAGGGCGTACTCGACACCGTCAGTCTCGTTGTAGTCCTCTATAAAGAACAGCCTCGCGCCTGCACTATGCTTAACTGGGACAGTGTCCAGCGTCCCTCTCTGCACAGTGATGGACGTAGAGCTCAACGCCGTAACTATGACAAACTCATTGTCAATTACGGCATAAGACCCTAGACGTACGAGCGATATACCTAGTGCGCCACTTATGGCCCAGGTTGTGTCGTTGTACCCGGTATCCGCGTCAATAACTGCGGTGGGGCAGAAGTCAAGTGTCCCCGCCTCTATCCAGTTACCGCTGCCTGCCGGATCGGTGTATAGCTTGGCATTCATGGCATCACTGGAGGGCGCAACTCCAGCGATAATGGCGTAGGTGGCTGTAGTAGGTAGCGCCCTGGCGGAGGATTCGCCCATTCGTTGGAACACCTCCCAGTACGGGGCCTCTACCAGTACCTGATACGGGCACTGCGCGGGCGCGCTTACAGGGCTCGACCATGCACTAGGAGGGGGAGGGGCGTAGATGGCATTGGAGCTGCCGAATACGTCCTCTACAGCTGTGATCCTGACCTCGTTGTTGTCTAGTGCCCCAAGCTCCACATTTGTCACACGCATAATAAGAGAGGTGACGCCGTAGTTAGGCCACGAGAACTTAAACACGTCGCCAACGTTCAAGCTGGCAGCTGCTCTGTTTGCGTAGATAGTGCAGCTGGCAAGGGGCGTTGACAGTGACTTAAGGGACCGTGAAGCTGCCTTGGTAGCGTTGAGACCAGTGGTAAAGCCCGGAAACTGAATTGTTGTACCTACAGTAGCCCCCTGCTGGGCAACTAGCGAGATGTCTTGAACGGTAACAGAGTTGTCTTTACCCGTGTCGGCGTCCCAAAACTGCACAGTGACAGAATTTACGAGCTCCCCAACTGTGTTACGCTTGAAGTCTGTAATCTTAGATACATTGCCTTCATTGAGCTCAAGCAATGTATTTACGTTGTACCCGCCGCGAATCAGCTTTAAGACAAACTTGCCAGTGCCTCTGTCCACAAAAAGGCTTGCATCGACATGCTTAAGCACCTCCGATATAAAATCGTTCAGAGGTGCAGACCTGTCCCAGAGAATTGATATCCCCATGCCCTCTGAGTAGAGCGTATCAGCTGCAGATGTGAAGGAGGTATTGTCTATGTCAGCTTCCGGGTAGCCCATTCCCCACGAGGTATCTGTTAGACACTCACGAATGATGTGGGCAGCGTTCATGTCATTGCCGATGTCAACCTTAGAAGGGTACCACTGGGGCTGCCCATCCAGCCTGATATTTCTGCGAGTAACCCAGAACGCCCAATTCTTGAGGTATGGGTTTATACCTACATAGACCTGGCGCAGCACTACGCTCAGTACCCCCCTGAAAGCAGGGATGTCTGTACCAAGCTTGGACTGCAGGTAAGAGTTTCTGGGCTGCGTTGGCCCCCCCAGCATGATATCCACCGTGCCGCTTATCCCCCCCTCTCTCCCAGTACCACCGAAGAGATCTTCAGCAGCTACGGTGATGCTCCCGCCAGTAGAGCTTCCAGTCCAGGCCCGCCTATCGTCTACGTCGATAGCTGTCACTGCGTCAACAGGCCCGTGACACAGAACCATGTGCATACCAAGATAGTACTTATACCCTACCGTTACTGACTTCTTCTTCCCCACGAGCCACCTCCACCACAGCCGCTACCATTGAATCATTGTTAGACGCCTCAAGTAGTGCCTGGGCATCCACACCATTTACGAGAAACTCTGAGTAGTCAAACCCATATCTACCTAGCAGCTCTCTAACTCCTCGGCTGCAGTACATCAACTTACGGCAGTGCTCCATTCTGACAACTGTGGGGCTCACTTCTTACCTCCGCTGCTCTTTATGGGTTCAACCTTGAGGTCGCCATACCAGACAACATTAGGGCCTGTTAGGCGCCGACGCCCGAATAGAACTGGGATCTCCCTACCAATCTCAGCAGTTGGCGCTTTGATGTCCTCAAACCCTGCTGGCTTTGCGTTCTGGGGCTTTGGCATCAACGCATACGTTACTGCGAATGACGCAACCCATAGAGCTACATACCACCACATATCTCACCTCACACAATAGAACTACCACCAAAGGGATTCTTTACAGGAATCCAAGGGAAGCCGCCGAAGTTGTCCAGGTTGTTGAACTTCACGTTACAGGTTTCTCGGAGGTGGTCGCAGCCAGGGTACAGGCGCAGCGTCACCCCGCCGCTAAGACTTTGGAACGGACGGGAGATTGTAATCTGATCCGAGGTGTGCGCTGTAATAAATCGACTCCCAAAGTCGGGGCTGATGACCATGCCGCCGGTAAAATACCCGGCCGGAAAATTCCCCGCCCCGCCAACAGTCAGGTTCGTACCTCCCGAGATGGAGAGCAGGGTGCCGGAGTGGATGTATGCCTCCTGGTTTACGTTGCACCCCCTGGCGTACAAGGTATGTCTACAGCTCAACTCGAACTTGGCCCTTAGGCCTGGGCGACGAATAGAGGTGAAAACCGATTCACACTCCACGTCTACGGTGTTACCAGAAACCTTAGCCCCGGATACACGCCCCTTCCAATACTGCGTGAGCTGCTTATCAGGGTCGTTCCAGTGCATCCTATAGATGTTCACGACTGTTACGAGGTCCGGTGCAAAGCCCAGGAACTGTGCAGCAAACTCGTTCCCTCTTGGGAACGTCAAGGTCAGTGTTTCCTTGAGTGCGTCTTCCCCCTGCTTTATCCTGTCTCTCGTTATAGGTGCCGGCACAAACGTTCTACCAAGGCTAACGAAAGGTTCCGCCCCTGATATGTAGTACCACTTGCTCAACCCCTGGATAAACTCATACAACTCTACTGGACTCCCAGAGTCTAGAGATGTCTCATATGCCGCGTATGTCATTCAGGGATCTCCATGACAGGGATACTTATCTGCACCTGTCCGTTGTACTGGTGGGATATATCTACAGAGTCAGTATCGAACCTGACATGAGACATGAAACTTACCATCTCCACATCTGAGGCCAGCGCAGAAGTTCCTATAGCGCTGTCAAAGTTAATATTCTCTGTTCCGTCCTCGTTGGCTGTGGCCCCTGTAATCCTCTTGAATATTTTTGTTCCATCCTTAAGCAAAATCATTACATCTTTTACTGAATAAAGCAGGGAGTAGTCTATAGAATTGACTATGAAGCCTGAAGAGGCCGAGCTGAAGTCGCTGACAACTTCAAGGTCATTGTTCCACGAAATGACCCAGAATGATTTCTGTCTACCAAGTCTGCTGTGAATCCATTGCCTTGCCGCCCAGCGCTCAGCCCTACTCCTGGTGCTGAAAGTAATGACCTGCCTGTGATCAATTTTGTTTGATGTGACGTCCACCTCCACTACGCCAGACTCGTTGTCGAAGGTGTCTACAGACCTGTATACCTTCTCTGTTATGTCCCCAACCATGATGGTCCTGTCTGTGACTACGCTCTTACCCCGGTAAGTTGGGTAGAGAGCGGCACTGCCAAGGTTCTTGTTGGACGTGACACGGAAGCGGCAGGTAGCCACGGTTTGCTCGTTTCCTGCACGACTAAAGCTAATACCCTCCGGGGTCATGGCAAAACGTAACGGAGCTATGTACGCGGTCTCAAACTCAGTCTCAAGCGGTATCTTCAAGCTGACACCATTAGCGTGAACTGTAGTGATCTCGACGGCAGCCTGCTTCTCACTGCTCTCCCAAAGAATTACTACATCATTCTCCCTATAGTCAGCGGCTGTTGTGTCCACAGGGATAAAAGTTGCTCCCAGAGAAAGTTGGCCCGCTCTAGAAAGTTCGGACCATACCGGTACACCATAAACACGGTGGGCCCACTGAGTGGCAATAGCCTTAGCCCGACTAAACTCCACCTTGTCCAGGTAGCATGTATAGTCGAAGAACTGTCGGGGGGCCTGCCTCAGTGCAAGTCTCTGCTCGGAGGTGTAGCTGGGTACAACATCTGTGCTCCACTCGAGCGTCTCCTTGTG